GCATCAGCTTGAATGTGATACTGTTCATAATCTATCGTATAATTATTAACCTCAGCAAAATGTTCTAAGTAACTAATTAGACCAGCATATAATTCTTTTGTAAACATTGAAAAGAGTCTAATCTTTCCATCCCATATCTTATTACGGAAGAGGGGATGAAACTTAGCACCCGGAGCATCAAAAGAAAAATGATCTGCTAGTTCCTGCGCTATTGAAGGATCTGCGTGTACTGTTATGTAAACTTCATTTTTCCTCTTGATTGCTATATCAGCCATTACATCATACCGTTGGTAAATTTAGCCCACTCGATACCTGATTTTATATCCCAGGTACGCGAGTTGAGAGATCTAATTATTTGTTCAAGTGTATAGATAGTAGTTTTAAAATATTCTATCTTATCTTGCAGCTCAATCAGCTTGTTATCACAATCAAGTAATTCATCCATCTCATTCTTTAATGGTTTGTTGCCTTGATATTGAGACCAGCCCTCGTCTTCTAAATCCTGCTTAGTCATCTCGCCTCTGAAGTATTTGTACTTCAAACGTCTGGTGTTAAGATAGTCCGACTCTGCTTTACGAAGCTGGAGCTTGGTGGTGGACATCACCGTAATGTACTTTGAGTGTAGAATAGGAACCCGGGCAGCTTCGTGCCCTAGGTTGGTCTCGTTAATAGGAGCGTCCTTGGACCACTCCTCTGTCAATTCACTTAGTCGCATAATATAGTAAAGGTTGCTTTAATCAGGTAGGTCGACGGTAATTACTTCTTCTCTCTTTTGTTCTGGTTGAGGGCCAAAGCTAATAATGGCTTCAGGATTACCTTGGAAGCAGAAATGACCGTAATGGTTGAGAGAGATAGAAGGATCAAGCCAAACATCTCCGCCAATTTCCTGCCAGCGTCGGCAGAACGTATAGTCTTCAGATAGGTAACGACGATCAACAGGATCAATACTGGTATCAAACAATGCGTAGAAGTGATCTTTCAGATCTGCATTATTGATATTAACATCGTTATTGTATTTAAACTCAGGATAGGCTTTAATCATCTTAAGAATAGCTTCGCGGCTAATCATCATGAACCCTGTACCGGCATCATGTAGTTTGATCAAGCCATTTTCAACGCCAATAGTCTTAGTCTCTTTATCAACAAACTTAAAGTTAATAGCGTAGTCTGAACCAAAAGAGGCCATATCACGATCAGATAGGTTCTTATCTTTGTTGGCTGGGTCCGTTAAATTAGATCTAATCTTATCCCATGCAACACCCTTCTTAGGATATGCACCAACCACTACGTCTTTCTTGTGAGCGTATAGCTTCAAGATATCTTCAGTCTGAAATTCAATATCAGCATCGATAAACATAAGGTGAGTATAATCAGATGCTAGAAAATAAGCCACTAGTACGTTGCGGGCCCGGGTCACTAAAGACTCGTTAGCAATAGTACCAAAGGCGAGAGGGATTTGATGCCCGTTAAAGAATGTCATCATCTTGATGACTGAACGGAAGTAAGGCTCGTTTAGCTGACCACCATAGCATGGGGTAGCGATAAAGAATTTATTTTTACGAATCTCATCAACGGAAAGGTGAACTTGCTTAGTTGCCATAATTTAGCTCCAAAAAAAGAATTATAAAACTTCAATATCAAATAGTTTATATTTAAAAGAAGCGATACCTACGAAATAATCAACCGAGGAAGAGGTGATATCAAAATCAAGAGCTTCTACTGAGACAGGAAAAACATCTTTAAAATTAATATTTGTTTTCGGTACGTTGTTACTATCCAATATAGTTAAAGTTGCATCTGAGTAAGCTACCGCCATCGGAGCACCACGAGCATCTTTAACAAAAGGAAACCTATTCAACCGTTCTCCAGTAAAATTTCTATATTGATTATAGTCGTTTGGAAAGCCAAGTGCAACTAACCATTCATATAATTCAATATAATTTGACATATCTTCAGTTATTAAAAACCGAATTGTAAAGTCACCAAATACGTTCTTATCACCTACATGAGGTATATCTAGAAAAGGCGTTGGCTGAGTTGTAAACCCTAAAGTTAGCCCTGGTAAATTAGCTGACTGACATGTAAATGCTACACTTGGTAAGTTTTTAATTAAAAACCTAAAAGCGTTAGGTCTTAAGAAGTTAGTAACCGGGGAGGTTGTTATACTACTAACTTCATTTAATACTGTTGAAAGATTTGCTGTAAACATTATTGTTCCTTTACAATATTTATAACAAAAAAAGGGAGCTGTTTAGGCTCCCTTTTAACCCGTTGCCGGGATCCGTTCTTATCGACGGCTTTAGATTACATCAAGTTAGTAACCTTGGTGCGACGATAGTATTGATTACGGTTCGCTGTGAAGGTGGATGCATCAGCAACACCGTTTGCAGAAGTTGTAACGTAGGGGTTAGCAACCATTCCGTAACGAGTCTTAAAGCCAATTTTTGGCTGGAAGCTGTTAGGATCAACAGCGCGAACCATTTGTAATGGAACATAAGGGCAGTAGAAAATACCTGCGTCATAAGGTGATGTACCTTTGTAACCAGCAACATAGAACTGATTAGCAGAACCGAGGTTGGCAGAATATGGATCAACATAAACTTTGAAACGACCGTTCAATACACCAGCAAATGTGTTACCAGTATCATCAACGTTCAAGTTTGTAGACAATGCAGGTGTGTAATCTAACACACCGGCCATGGCCAATGCGGAAGCTACGTCAGCAGAGCAAACGATGAAGTTACCTTTACCACGACGAGTATCTTGACCAATGTGGTTAGCATCTCGTTCGATGTTAAACAATAGACCTTTGAAACGCTCAACAGACCAACGACCGTTTGAGTCAACGTCTAGGTTGAATGTACCGGCTGTTGCTGTAGCAGGAGAACCTGGCTTAGCAACTGTATATATTGTACGAACAACTTCGCGGTTAATTTCAAACATAATTTCTTGTGAAAGAATGTTAGACAATTCTGACTCAGCATCAAGACCGTGAACAGCTTTCAAGTCTTGAGCAAGTTCAAGAGTGTATTCAGCTTTCAAAGCGCGTGACTGAGCAGTTACTGTAGTCTTGTCAATTGAGAAGCCCATTTGACCGAATGCATTAGTAGATGCATCACCCAGTGCTTCAGCTTGTGCTGTAGTCATACCCTTACCAGTAGTATATGTACCAGTTGGGTCAGTACCAGTATGAGTACCGTTGAAAGGTGTACCAGAGCCTGAAGAAGCGTTGGTATATGAAGAAGAAGAGAATTGTGTATTCGCTTCGTTAAACAAAGCTTCTGTTTCTGATCCAACAGCGCGAGTGTTGCCATATACGGAACGCATAGCGAAGATCAAGCCCGTTGGGCCAGTCATAGGCTGAACGCCGCAGATGTCATAAGCCATCAAGTTAGGCATTGCGCGGCGTACAAGACCGATCAAGATCGGGTCGTACTTTGCAACACCAGCAGTGCCGTCACCGATACTGTTAGCAGGAGCTAACTCGTTCAGCATACCGCGCTCTTCTGCAAGAGCTCGTTCTTGGTTCTCTAAAAGAATGGCTGTAACAGTCTTCTTGTAGTTGTCTTTGATCTCAGGAAGATCGGCGTGCTCGAGAATGGCACCCCACTTCTTTTGGATATTTTCTGATAGGTACATTACCTGTTCTCCTTCTGTTGGGAATTGTTATTTATTTATAGTTTAACGATTTTTGATAGATCTTGATAGAGTATCAACGTATCTGGACATCATGCTGTTATTGTCGATGAATGCAGAAGGATTAGTTCCACTTTCTTCGACGAGCATCTTTTCTGGAGATTGCTTAGGTGTCTTAGGGAAATAATTTTCCTTTATAACAGATACTTTCTCACGATACAGATCCTCAGAATCAAAATCTACACCTTCAACTAATTTCTTCAGCTTTTCAGCCTCAGTAGCGGCAAGATCTTTTGTTTGCTCGTCAAGGATTGAGGATGCTTTAAGAGCATTTAATTCCTTGGCCAACTCAATGCTTTGTGTAATAGACTCATCTAGTTCAGATTGTAAGCTTTCTGATTTTGCTTGCAATTCATCTAGAACGTCATATTTTTCTTCTGGCACTTCGATAAAGTGCTCTTTGAACAATGTCTTCATGCCTTGGATAAAGTCTTCAGCAATTTCAGTTCTCAAGCCAGACTCTATTGCCAACTCGTTCTCTTCCATGTACTGCTCAACAACATAGTTCAAATATCCATCAACTTTTTCAATTAGAGCTTCTTTAAACTCTACCAATTGATTAGCTGTTTGCTCTTCTAACTTAGAAGTAACTTTCTCCATCTCGTTATTAACTCTAGCAATAACGGCGGCTTCGAAAATAGAAGAAGCTTTTGTTCTGAATTCTTCGGATAGATCTTCACCAAAGATAGAGTCTAGTTGAGATTTAATATCAACAGTTTCTTCTTCAGCAATTGTCTCCCCATCTTCATCTGTCTCCTCCATTGCCTGAGTCTTTACAGACTTAGCATCACCCTTCATAGGGAGAGGATTTACTTCTTTAGAAGCCTTGGCAGCTGCACTGTTCTTACCAGTAGCATCCATTACCACTTCCATGTCTGCATCTTTCGATGAACCTTGTCTAGGCATTGAAGAATCTCCCTGACCTGAGCCTTGCCCAGATTTAGAAGTATCTTTTGCTGTATTAACGGAAGGCTTGCCATCTGCAACCGCTGTTTCTGAATCGTGCGCTTCAGTCAATTGCTCAGTACCGTTTGCCCGGCTTAGCAATTGTTTAATTTTATTCTCTACTGACATCCTTGGCCTCCTAAGAGTATGTTTAACGTTTATATTTATATAAATTAGTTACTTGATAGTTCGAAGGAACTGTTCAAATACTTGTAATTTAACTTTATTTAGGTCTGCTTTAGATGCCTTCCTAATAGTGGTCTGTGCTTGTTCAACCTGTATGGCTTTCCAAACACCATTTTCCAAAATCCAATCAGCTGACTCCATAATACCTTGCACGAAAGCATCAGGGGCAGATGGGTCAGCAACAATATCGACTGTAGCTAAATGAAAGTCATCTTGAACTTCATTTACACCTTCTTTGTTTAGCTTAACGGATCCTAAACCTCTAGAAGATACACCCAGACGAACACCTTCTTCAATAAAATTTTTAGCAATCTTACCCATTGGAGTATCTAAAATTTTAGCTCTACCAAGGACGTCGTTACCTTCAAACTTAAGTCCAGTGATCATATGTGATACTTGGTTAAGATTTATAGAGGGGTTAGGAGGATGACCTAATTCTCCCAATGAACGTTTTTCATTAATTAGTTCTTGGTATTTCTGAACTTCGCGTTCCATAATACTTCTACCATACATACGCCCATTGCGGTTTGCTTTTTCTGCCTGCATGAAGATACCTTCGATGTAAACAGACTTAGTACCGTCTTCTTTTTTTTCTGTCAGGAATTTTACATCCTGATTCATTTCTGTAATAAGTTTCATTAACGATTCCTATCTTCTAAAATTTGGCGATCAGGATCAACGAATCCAGATTCTTTTGAGAACTGTAGTATTACTGTACCGTTTGCAGCTCCAACGTTAACGTTAACGTTGGCATTAGCGTCATCAATTAAAGATACACCCATATCCTTTGTAAAGCCAACATAGTTTTGCCCAGCGTTCATTGCAAAAATAATATTACCATTTCTATTTACACTAGCAGCATTACCCACATCATATGTAATATCGGTAATAGGCCAAAGTACGTTACCTGCGGATTGGTTATTTGCAAATTGACCAGGGTAAAGAATATTAGCTAAGAAAACATTAGCTTGTCCAGTACCCGTAATCTTGACAGCAGCCTGTCGTCTTGTATTTTTTAAAACGAATATATTTGCCATTTTTAGTCTTCTTTGTTTGATTGCATATAATCTCTTACAGTACTTATGTAATCAGCACTCAAAGTAATTTTATTTTGAACCCATTCCGCCATGTTAGTATCATCTTCTAACATATCGTGAACGGTTTGTGCATTAGCAATAATGGATCTCAATTGAGACTTAGCCATATCACCTTCATAGTCGTACTCGCGAGGATCTTGTTCTTCAGCTACTCTCTTAGCCGTCTTAGTTGCAATAGCCATCTTCATACCCATGGGCATACCTGGCTTATCTTTTTCAATAGCCTTAGCAACCTCTTCCCGCTTCTTCATCTCAGCAGGGGTAAGAGTTTTCTCGTCTAACTTATTCCTCAGATGGGACAGGTTCATCTTCTTCTTCCTGGTTATAGAGGGATTGGGCTATCTCAACTTTTCTTACATCTAAGGCATCAGTTAATTTAGATGAAAGCGCGGAATCAAAACCAGCCTTGGCATCTGTATTGTTTCCGTCAATGATATCATCTATCATCCTGTTAATAATTTCTGTTGTATCCACAATGATCTCCTTAATAATGTATTATTTATTGTTGAGGAGAGGCGTTAACCTCACGACTTAGAGCAGCTGCTTGATCTGAACCCGGCATACCTGGTTGTATTTCAACCGGGTCTTTCTCGTTATCATTTTCAATTTGTTTAATTTCGTCATCAGTCAGTTTAAGAATATTCTTTCGAACATATTCTTTACTGTAGTATACACCAACATAGGGAGACATCTGATTTAAAAGATCAACTCGGTTGCGTAAATTCTCCGCCAATTTCATTTCTTGGTAGTACTGATCCTGGGCATACTTATAGTCAATCTTTGACTTAATACTTGACCAGTCTTCAGGGGTAATAATACCCTTTAATACCAATTGAGTCTCTAGCAGATCATCAAATAAAGCGTTAAATTTTCTACGCAGACGACTGATAAACTTTGCAAACTTAATCTCATCATTAGAGATTTCAGCCTGTCTACCGAAATTGAATCCAGAATTCTGTTGGAATCTAGATAACGGAATATTTAACGACTGGTATACCTTGTTCTGGAAGTATTCAATGTCAGCAATCTGACCTAGATTCTCTCCACCAGGTAATGTTGTAATTTCTGTACCTCGACCGCCTTCGCGTCTAGGTAACCAAAAATCTTCTAACATAGTCATAAACTTACGATCGTCTTTGATCTCTCCTGTAGTGGAGTCATAGATGATCTTATTACGGTACCGGGCCATGATGTCTTTCATGTACTGCTCGGCCTTTAACTTAGGTAAGTTACCTACGTCAATATAAAATATTCTTCTCTCTGGTGCTCTACTTAAACGATAGATGACCAAGGAGTCAGCCATCATCTTTAATTGATTGGTTGGTTTAATAGCTTTATTCAGATAACCTAATACAACATTTCTATCTAGATCTAAAACACCAGAAGGAACAAATGTAATTGTATCAGTTGCAATCTTAATGCCGTTGTTGTTATTAGGATTGGTACCGGCGGTATAGTTTAAGCCTTTTTCGTTATAGATGAAAAACTCATCTATTGACTTAATAACCTCTACACCAGATGGTAACTTATCTTTCTTTACTTCTCGTACTTTTCTAATCTTACGAGGGTCAACATACCTTAATTCTTGTATACCTTGCTTAGGTTGAGCAGGATTGATAACCTTTTGATAGTACAAACGACCGTCAATATACCAACGTCTAAAGATGTCGTGAGCCTTGTCTTTAAAATCTAACAAGGAAACAACTTCATTAAACTCATCACGAATTTTACTCTTTATACTATCAGAAAGCTCCAGCTTCTCTAAATCTAGATAGACTGGATCTTCACTGTCCACAGCTGCGATTGCCTCTGTGACGATTTCTTCAATAGCATTATCAACATCTGGATAGGTAGAGATGTCTCGATAACGAGAAATCAACTCACTCTCCGAGCGAGCTGATGCATCAATATCAACATACGTGCCGAAATACCCCCCGGCCGAAACCGTGGTGGTACCATCTTCGGAAACCGGAGTTATAAAAGATTGACTTTTTAACTCCGATTGCTTATCTTCACGTCCAATTGTAAAACCAAATAGTGAAAGTGCCATTATATATTATTCAATTATTAACGATTAAAAATACCACCAAAGTTTACAATACTTCCACCTGGGTTGTTAGATACTGTAAAATGTTGGTATTGGAATGTCACTGTAAAAGTGGAAATCTGATCGTTAGCACCGAAGTCCAATGCTACAGGAGACAGATCAACTGGGAATGCATTTGCAATACTATATTCTTTTAATGCATTACCGTTTCTGTCCAACTGAAATACTTGCATATCACGTTGGTATTCAGAAGGTTGTAATCTACCAAATTTTGCGACATTATCTTCCATTCCAGTCATCCACTGTTCCATAGCTGTACGAATTGACATTTCAGCGTCATTTAATACAGTAATGGTAAAGGGCGCGTAAATACGGTCGCCTACGAATTTTACTTCGCGACCACGGTATTGTACAATAGCAGGGTTAACTGTTTGTCCAGGTAACTCAGCTACAGAAACTAAGAACGGGGCTCTTGCTACAGCCAGTGATTGTCCGGCTACATATGTCGGGAACGACAGTTGTACCATAAACTGGTTGGGACGAGCTCCACCGTTGGTTAGTGATGATTTAAAACGTTCTACGTTAAATGTTGTCATTTGTTCTCTCCTTTATTAAGCGCCGACTTCTTCGAAAGAAATCCCGGTGCGAGTTGCAATAAAGTTGAGCTGTATGAAGTTAATCGCACGAGCTGGCTTGATAAAGATATCAGCAACAAAGTTGTTGGTATCGATAACTTGGGCTGTGTTATTTGACTCATCGCAAACTACTTTAAAGTCCGTGATACCACGGCGACCTTGAACGTCACGAAGGAACGGTTCGACTAAATTGCGGAACTGAGCTCTTGTAAACGGGTCGTTGAACTCGAACAATTGGAACTTTGCGGCTGTAGCGATTGCTTTCTCAAGCACAATAAACAATCTTCGAACGTTAATACGATCGAAGGCTGAAGGCTTGGCTAGCAATGTCTTGTCACCGAATAGTACTGTACCGTTTCCAGGGAAAGTAACAACAGGGTTAACACCCTTTTTGTACAATGTATCACGATCAGCTTTGCTTGGTGAGTAAGCTAGTTTTACAACGTTCTTAACTTGACCGCGGTTGAAACCAGCTGGTGAGAACCATGGATCAGCTACAAAGTCTGTGCGAACTGCAAGACCGGCTGTATCACCATTAAGTGGTACATAACGATATACATCGTTGTAGCGGTCATATTGATACTTCCAACCTGAGTCTAAAACAGCGTAAGAGCTAGATGTTAGAGATTCGCGGAATGTTACAACATCGGTAGCTTCTGTACCTGCATTATTAACCACATCGGCTAGTTCTGGAGAAGCAAAAACGATAACGTCTTTTCTTACTTCAGCCACGCTAGAGATAGCGAAGTTAACAACTGTAGAAGAGGCAGCACCTAATGGAAGCAACGAAATGTCATACAGTTCGTCGTTAGCAAATATGGCCAAAGCGCTTGTAAGGTTACCATCAGTTGGGCTATCAGCTGAAACACCACCTGATAGAGATATTGTAACGTTAGATGTCAGATTAGCGAACAAGGATGCATTAGCTGCATTACCCCAGGCTGTACCTGTTGCAGTAACGTTAGATGTATGATCCATCCAGTAAACGTATTCAGATTGTGTGTTTACCACGTCTTTGTAGTATGCAGATGTACCATCGGATCTCTTAGCGTCAGAAGCTTTTGATGCAAAAGCAAATTTCTCAACCACTGTACCTGCTGTACCTGAAAACAAACCGTCTTCATCAATAACAGCAACGTGTAGTTCATCGAATGACCCACCCAGTGCGCTTACATAACCAGACGTGCCAGGGGCAGCATCAAAGTTAGCAGCATAAGACCAAGTAGACCAAGCATTAGCATCAGCCATTGAGACTTTTAATGAATTACCCAGTGCTCCTGGATACTTAGCGGCCCACTCGCCCACAGTACCTTCTCCAGCGGAATAAGATGCTATGTAGTGGTCTTCGTTTCTAATAATAACTGCAGTAGCTGCAGTGTTCGATCTTGCGTTTTTAGCGGATGACTGATCTACAACGCGAATCACTTGTAGGTTATTACCGTAAGACAAGAAATTAGCAGCTGTAAAGAACGATTGGAATGTATCGCCGTTAGGCTTTCCAAAAGTATTTACAAGTGCGTTTTCTGAATCTATCGTGGTAACAACACCAACTGGACCCCATGCAAATGCGCCAGCAAAGCCGCCGGCTGTTGTAGCAACTGCTGGGACAACCGAGGTAAGGTCCTGCTCCGTTACCAGAACGCCTGGTGATAGCTGAAATGCCATATTTTTCTCCTTATAATGTTATTCTGTCATAACAAATTTTTTATACCAGTATATTTATAAATCTCGAACTTTGACTATTACCAGTTACGTTCTTTTATAAAATCCGAGTAGTCCTTTTGATATTTATCACTTAGCCAAATATCACCACCTATAACTTCGACCTCAGGTTCCATTGACTGTCCATTATCAATATAACCAAATGGAGTTAATTCATCTTCTATATTCTTCATCTGCGAACTATAAAGTGCTTGTCTATTGTTCGCATTCATTAAATCTTTAAACATAGGGTCATTAGTAGCCCATGCAAAAAGAACTAACGTCATTGTTAAGTCATCGTTATAACCTTCATCTGCCTGGAATACACCATTGTGTTCAATAAATGTAGAAAATTCCGATATAATATCTCTATCAAAAACAAGTAGTTTATTTTCTTCTACCAAAGATTTTAAAGTTGCACACCCTATGCGCTTAACTTGTTTTGTTGTTCTTACACCTAGTATAGAACTTCTTCCAGAACTAGATAGAACTTGACCGTATCTGGCATCGGACCCGACCCAGATCATATTCTCATACTCAAGATCATTATGTATAATATCGGCCACTTGTTGACCAATATCATTAATCTCAACCAATACATATGCACTGTTATAATCCTTAGATACCTTATGAATTACAGTAGGGTATAAAAGAGGACTAATCTTGTTGTTTCTATATTTAGCTACAACTTTATATGGATATTCTGTTGTATCGATTATAGTAAAGGCAGAGTAATCACCACCAATACCTCTCGATGTATCTACTGTTGTAAAGTATACATGGCCTGGTACAGGGTATTCTAAAATATCTAACCCATCTTTCTCATGCATGAAAGGAATTGGTGACAACCTGGCGATAGTATCAGGGGCAATTAATGTATTAGATGAACCAAGGAATGCACACAAAACTTCTTGGTTAAATTTAAGATCACCTAAGATTGATTTCTGTTCAGCAGCCCACTTCTCATCTCTACCTGGTATCTTCCAATAAGGTATCTGTAATGCAACAAAACCATTACGGCCTTCTGTAGCATCATTCCAATATTTCCAGAAATGATTATACCCTAGAGGTGTAGAGGTTAGCAACACCTTTGTAGTCTCTCCAGCCATAATGGTTGGATATGTAGAGGTAAAGAACTCTTCAGCTACGTTATTAGGAATAATTGCCGCCTCATCGATATACAACCAGTTAACCGACTTACCTCGAATACCAGATGTTGAGGTTGCAGAGGTAAAGATCTTGGATCCGTTTTCTAATTCCACATCACCCTTGTTCCAAGTTTTTACACCTTGCTGCATCCACAAAGGTAAATTTTCGTACATAATTTGGTATCGAGATAGCACCTCTCTTGAAGCAGCCGATTTATTAGCAAGAATAGCTACCGTTTTATTAGAATTAAAAATAGTGTAGTGAAGTATACAGGCAGCCGATGTAATGGTCTTACCCTGTTGACGTCCTTCCATAAGAATAACTTTTCTGTTATTCATGATGACATCTACTTTTTCTCTCTGACAATCATATAAGCTGAATAGAATTAAGCCTCTGTCCAACGAAACAATGTAGCAGTAGTTCTCAATAAAGTATATCGGATCTTCCTTACACTTCATTAACTCCCTTACCTGCTCGGAGGTAAACTGCATCTCAAAGCCGGCTGGCTTGAGTAGGTCATTACCATTATAAGAATTATTTTCCATTAATCATCTTCATAAGCTCAGATGTAGAGCCAGCAAATACGATATTATTTTGTTGTTTAATATTTTCGTTTTTACCGCTTGCTTTGTCGATATCTTTTTTAGTTTTATGCAGTCCAATTAACTCTTTTGTAATAGCAGTTTGTGCAGATATTAGTTGCCCGGCTACTTCAAAAGCTCTAGGGTTCTCAGAGTTCTTAGCTATATTAACTAGCTCCGACATTACATCTTCGTTTTTATTAATTAACCCACGAAGCGTGTTCCGTGCCAATTGAAAATCCTCTTCTTGATCAAGCTCAGAAGGATTGTATGCAACTGGCATACTGGATGGAATAGTTAAATCAACCGTTGTATCTATATTAAATACATCGTTAATTTTGTTAAATGATTTCATCAAAAGTCCTCAAACGTATCTACAATACCAATTGTGTCACCTGGAACGGCTGAATCAGGGGTAACTGTCGCAGTGTATGACGATTGTTTATTAGATAGTGCGGGATCTGAGAATGTATTGACGTTTGTTGATCTAATAATGCCCTGTCTGTTGATTGGGCCATAAAAGTTAAGTTTCATTGTGAAGTTAAGAGTCCAGATGATAGCTCTTCTTTGAGTAAAGTCACCTTCATACTCATCTTCATAACTAATATTATCTAAAATTACAGGTAAGTCATTCTTTATGCCCATCGCCGGAATTGCATTTATAGTCAGGTTATAGTCAGGATTAAAGTAAGGTAAAATTTGTTCAATGATCTGTAATCCATCATCCTGATTCTTTGTATACACATACAAAGTCATATCAATATTATAAGGTGTAGGAGCGTATTGCGCGTTTAATGTTGTGGTTGATGTACCATTAAGCGCTCTATTTTGCTGTACCAAACTAACTCTTCTGGCTGGATCATAAGTTAGACTTACCATCTCAAATCCAAGCCTTGGCAAAAACGTTTGATAACTCTGTTCAAACGATTGAGGTTGAGCAGCAATTCTTGCTAAAAATTTTGCCTTTGGTGAATATGATAAAGGTACGCGAAGGGTCTGAGTAATATTGCCACTAGAGTCTAATCTATCTATGTGGATATTATTAAACATGTTACCGAAAGCCACAATAGACTTTCGTACTGTACCGTGATAGAACTTGTTATTAAACACTTATTTCTCCGAATGGGTTACGTTCAGAGAAGTCTAATACTGAAATCTCACCCCTGAAGTCTTCATTATCAACATTTGGTAATATGGTACCTAGGTTATAGGACTGAAGAATAATACCTGCAGGTGAATACTCTTGTAGTAACACCCTATCACCGCTCTCAAGCATTAAGTTAAATTCATTTATATCTAATGAAACCCCATCAGCAATACTATCGATATCAGGTATACCAGTATTGAATCTCTCTGAAGAGTACTGCATCAACTCACATTGGAGTTTATAAACGTATAACTTACCAACCTGGAAAAAAGGGTCAGTTGATTCTACAAACTTAATTTCAAAGAATGCTTTAGTTAATGGAAAGTAAATTACATCACCCTCGGCCGGTCTTGTTGTAAGAACAGCATTACCAGTACGAGCAACAACCTCATCCCATCTTCTTCTGGCTACAATAAAAGTAGCTGTATCTCTAATTTCAACACCAAACTTAGACATCAGATCCCCGTCACCTTCAAACCCGGTAACGTTCTGCATATACATTTCTAAAGGATAAGCATGCTCGAAATCATTAAGTGTATCTTCGCCCAAAATTGCATCTTCATTTACCTTGTGTCTTGGCATATAATACGTATCAAGACCATAAATTTTAAGACACTCAATAATTATATCTTCCATGAGCAATTGCTCAGAAGATCTGCCTCCAGGTACACCAGATTGAAAATATGCGTTAGTTGCCATTATTCGGTATACTCACGTGGATTAGTTGTTGCCTTGATGGTATAATCCATATGTGGGCTGTTGAGATAAGGTATAAACATTCTCAACCTGTAAAGAAGTCGACAGGTAGTTCATAAGTAGATTTGACTTCTTCTCTTAACTCTGTAATCTCATCCATTGCTTCATCGAAGATCTTTTGACCATTTAACGTTACTCCACCTGGTAATTGAACGCCTTCAAACTTCTTAAGATTTACACCCCATTGGCGCTTTATTAAAGCAGTTGTGTATCTCTTAAGATACCCGTCATTGTACACATCGGTAAACGTATCGGGGTCCAGCATACGATAAGCTTCTATAATGATATAGTCTCCTATAGCTAAATCACCCCCATCACCCCAGGTTAAATCTATATGCAGTCTATTCATATGACGATTAAACCTGATCGGTTTTTGGCCAGTCATTAGATCGTTTATCATATTAATATGCATCTTTAACATTGTAAAGTATTGAATATCAGTATTAGTTAAAGACTGGATGTTGTTAAGTAAAAGCTGATACTTAGCATCAAAGAAACTAATACTGTTTGATCTACTTGATAATGGTAATGTTCTTACAACACTTAATACAGAATCATTTAACGTGATGTATTTGTTATCGAAGTTACCAAGTTCAATACTTGAAAAGGTAGCTGTTGTACCAGAACTTGCACCTGTTAAAGTCTCCGCTGCAGTAAAAGTCCCAGAGGTATTCTTGGTAAAAATCTCATTTGAGTCTTTGTTAGCGTGAACAAAAGTAGTTGCACCAGAAGAGGCACCTGTAATCTTCTCTCCAATTGAAAATGAAGCTGCGTTGGAACCGGTAATTGCTAATGTGGAGGCAGTAATTTGTTCTTTAAGATAAACTGCCTCAACAGCATCATAGTGAAAATCTCTATAAAACTGGAATGCTTCATCAACACGGTCTTCTAATTGATCGTCATCAACGTTAATTTCTAAGACAGGTGAACCCAGCGATCTTAAGCAATAATCAATTAACCCTTGTCTGGTGGATGGTGAAGCCATTTGTTATCCTTATTATTTTCTATATTTATCTTGTGACTTCTGGATACACCGTAACTATACCCTCAAATGCTCTCTCAATGGTATTTGCCGAGGTAAGGGTAAGTTCAAGATCATAGACATAACGACCGTACTTTAAATTTGCAGTCGCGGCATTAGAAAGGGTAACTATTACGTTTCCGTTAGCAGGATCAGCTATATTAATTGTAAATGCGACGTTTGATGTAGATGCATAAGATCTACGAAGCTGAGCCTTACCTGTATAACCAGTAAGGTTTCTTACTGTATTAGTATAGTCTTTAATTGTAAATGTATTACTAAAGTCTGCGCCCTGATCAATAACTAAATTGTAATTGGTTGCCATGTTTTCCCCAAATATTATAGTATATTTATAGGGAAAGGGCCCTTAGGCCCTTTTCATTTTTCTTCAAACTTTGACTGAACTTACATATTAGCTTGCATCAAGCGCTGTCTTTCGTGCCCAGACCCAATCAGCTGCTGCAGAAGGATCAAAAGGAATTGTAGCTTGTGAGTCACTAGGTTGTGAAGGATCCTGTTGAGTCCAATCTGCACTAACAGAAGTCAAATATGTCAGCAAATCAGCTTTAGTAGGAATAATTTCTGCATCACCTACATCGTCGTTTTCCGATAAGCCAATCATGACCATATCACGAGGACCAGGTGTTGAGGTGTCCCAAACAACATATACACCACCGACACCTTCGGGGTGAAGACATAGGAAAGAAGGTACTGTACCTTCAGCAGTTAATCGATATTTAATGCAATGATGTGCCATTTAAAGCTCCTTGTTGGGCATATTGCCCCGAAAAAAGATGGGCGCCAAAGTGACCAAGAACACACCAAGGAGCAGCCCAGACTGTTCCACCGTGTTCACGGTACATATGGCAGAAATTATAATCTTCAGAAAGTAATTCGTTATTTACATTCTGAACTTTAAAATAATCATATATTTTATCAGATGTATTCATAGACGAACCACCGTTAGTATACCAACCAACATGAGGCATTATTTTTTCAAATACATCTCTACGAATTAACATAAACCCCGTACCTATATGTTTAACTTGAAACGGTAGGTTAGGGGCAATCATTTCATGGTTTACTAATTTATTTATGTTAAAGATGCCTGTGAGAGAAGATAAATTAGGGTGATTAAGAAGAGCACCTTGTCGAACTTTATCCCAATTAATTCCCTTCATTGGAACTGGACCACCAATAATACCTTTATCAGCCTTAATCATTAAAGCAATATCATTAGATACAAACTTTTGATCTGCATCAATAAACATCAGATGTGTAGCATCTGGCATACTCATAAAGTGATGTGCAATAGTATTTCGACCTCGTTGAATAAGGGATTCATTACCTAAAAAGATACAAGTCAATTTAATATTATATTGAAGACATGCCTCTTTTAATTCAAGAAGAGATTGTGTATATTCTGTACACATCATGCCCCCGTAACATGGGGTACCAATTACTAAATGCATTAGACTGCCTCTTCTGGCTTATTATAAGTAAGGGTGTTAGTTAAACTAGACTTATCAAAAATACTAAATCCTCGACGCTGCGCAAATTTCTCTGGATCACCTTGCCACTTATCTGCGCATGCCTCTAACCACTTCATAGTCATTTCATGGGTTGGAGCATTACCATTTGATATTAGTTGATTTTCCATATTAAGATAGGCAAACATTTCAGCTTGCGCCTGGGCTGCATTAATACCGAGATCAAACAAATAAATAAGATTACCTTCATCAATCATTCCATTACGTGAACGCGCTGCATTAAGTGCTTGCTTCATACAGGTCATAATATGGTAACGAGCTTCTTCTTTCTCATAATCTTCTTCTGTAATCTCGGTCCTACCGATTACTTGAAGTAATTGTTCATGTTGGTTAACTAGGAAGTTCATCTTCCTAAGCGCACCATTAATGTGATTTTGAGTACCCTCAAGCTGACCGTTCATCTCTAAAATTTCAATTTCAATATACTCTCGGTCTAGAGGATCGAGAGCTTCTTCAAGTTCTTTTTGCTTGCGCTTTAAATCCACCTGCTTCTTACGAATACTGATATAAGCCTCCTGTAAGGCAGATCGGGTACGATCAATTTCAGCCAGAGTATGCTTAATAGAACGAATTGGAGTAATTGCGGTTACATCTAATGTAACCTGCATGAATTGAGAATGAGATTTGTGAAAGTTAGAAGTATCTCGAACAACAGCTGGTAGTTTTTGATCAATATTCTTAAGCATTACCGAATATTCAGGCTTTTGATTTACAGCCAATGCGGTTGTAATATTACCAATAATTAAATCATTTGACATAGATTACCTTATAAAAATTATATAGAATATTATAAATTAAAAACAAAATTTAAACCACTGGTTTGTGTGCTGAGTCATGCTATTTGTGAATATTGTCCACTGAAATGATACGAACCAAAATGTCCAAGTTCACACCAAGGCGCGGCCCAGACAGAGCCTCCGCGTTCGCGATAGTTATGGCAAAAGAAAAAGTCTTCAGAAAGAAGCTTATCGCCACTCATTCCGACTTGGAAAAAGTCATAAACAGGTTCACCCAGCTCTATTGAATGTCCACCGTTAGTATACTGGCGGACATGCGGAGTCAGCGTTTCAAATACATCTCTACGAATTAACATAAATCCAGTTCCTGCCCACTCCACCTGGAAGGGTTCATCTGGGTGGATCATCTGGTGACCTTCTAACTCGTGGATGTTAAAAATGCCAGTTAACTTGTGCAGTTCCTTATGATTCAGAACAGCACCTTGTCTTACTCGTTGCCAGTTAATGTTCTTCATTGGAACACATCCAGCAATTAGGGGCTTGTCGGCCTGAATCATCTTGACAATATCTTGAGGTCGAAACGATTGATCGGCATCAATAAACAGTAGGTGGCTTGCGTCCGTCTTCAGAAAGTGGTGTACGATTGTATTGCGTCCACGTTGAATTAAAGACTCGTTCCCAAGAAATATACAGGTCATATTGTGACCACTACGCTCCATATCGCTCTGCAACTGTAACAGGGACTGTGTGTACTCACTACAACACATACCCCCATACATTGGGGTACCAATTACTAAATGCATTATTTGTTCTCTAGCTGGGGAGTATTGGTCAATGACTGGCGATCTAGAACAGCGAAGCCGCGGCTTGCAGCAAACTTTTCAGCACAGTTTTCAAACTTATCGGCACAGGCTTCTAACCATTTCACCGTCATCTCATGCGTTGGCGGAATTCCTTTGGATATCATTTCATTTTCCATTGTAAGATAGGCATAGACTTCGGCTTGTGCTTGTGCAGCATTAATGCCCAAGTCAAACAAGTAAATCATATTGCCCTCATCAATTACTCCGCCTCGAGCTCGCGCGGCATTTAATCCCTGCTTCATGCATGTCATCACATGGTAACGCTTCTCTTCCAGTTCGTAGTCTTCTTCGGTGATTTCGGTCTTGCCAATCTTTGCCAAGATATTATCATATTGGTTAATAAAGAAATTAAGTTTGCGAACTGCACCTTCCATATAATTTTGGTTACTAAAGGCACCAGCTCTAGCTTCAATAATTTCTAACTCTAATAACTCACGATCAAAAGGATCTGTTGTCTCGGCTAACATAGACTCTTTGCGGCGGCATTCAATTTCTGCTTTTTTTAATTTAAAGTGGTTATCTTGCAAGGCCGCTCTAGTTTGCTCAATCTCAGCCAATGACTGGTATATAGAACGTAAGGGGGTTAATGTTGTCACATCCAAAGTTACATTCATAAACTGCGAGTGACCTTTATAAAAGTTGGTCGCTGTTTTCATAACTGCAGGTAATTTTACGTCAATGTTGTTTAGCATGACGCTGTACTCAGGCTTGACAGTTGTAAGTGAGGTCGAGATGTTTTTTATAGTCAATTCATTCATTTATTTTATCCTAATGTAAATATGATGTATTCAATTATACATGATGTAGCAAGAAAAGTCAATAGTTTTAAATTATAGGCCACCATGAGCGTTAGAGAATCCCGCTGGTTCCTCTGGTGAGTTTAATAAATCACCAAAATCTAAACCATTTCCTGTTGTAGCAATCGTTATGTAGTTTATAACATTAGAAGAATTTGAGACAGAAACGAGACCTCTAATTTCAGAACAAGACGCTGCGCCCTTTCTGGAGTTTTCAGCCAGACTACCAAAGCTAGTAGCGTTGCCCGTAGTTGCAATCGTTACATAATCGATGACACTATTTTCAGTGAAGGGACTATCTCCGCTATTCCCACCCAGAAAAACACCTCGAGTAGAAGATGATACGGCATCCCCGCGCGCACGGCGAACAGTTAGGTCACCAAAAGTTTGAGCGTTACCCGTGGTCGCAATGGTTATATATTGAATAGCGGTTACACCATACTGATCACCCCCAACTTGAGTAGCCCCACCGGCGAAAAGACCACGGGTGGTAGATGCACACCCGAATTGCCCGTACCTTTTAGAACTCAAATCTCCAAAGTCTGTGGCTCCCCCTTCGGACGCAATAGTTATATACGAGATAACATTGGTTGTATTATCAGCTTCATTCTGCCCTCCCCCAAAAACACCCCTGGTACTATTAGACAGCCCTGCATGCTCATTACTCCCACTTATTAAATCACCAAAGGAGGATGAAGAACCAGAGGTACTAATAGTAATGAATTCAATAGAACTTTGCCTATTTCCTCCGACGTTATAGCCTCCGGCAATTATACCTCTGGTAGAAGAAGCACAACCCGCTACCTCTGAGCGCGCGGTAATCAAATCACCCCAGTCTGAGGTGTTTCCAAGGGACGTAATTTTTACATACTGAATTACGTTTACCCTGCCAGGGCCGCTTACAGAGCCTCCTGCCCAATAAGCTATGGGGCTTAAATTATTAGCAATAGGCCACAAACTTTGATTTCTCCAATACGCTACCTGTTGTATTGTCCAGATTCCAGAGGCTACACTGTCGTTAAATGCACCAGTAGGAGCAACAGCTACAGGTCTAATAATACCTGCGTTCCAATCTTTAATACCCATTTTTATAGACCCCCGTGAGAGTTAGAACAAGCTGCTAAGTATGAAGTCCCTGCCGCTAAATCACCAAAGTCAGTAGAGTCACCAGTTGATGCAATGGTTACGTATTGGATTACATTAATGTAAATTGCGTCATTATCACCACCGCCTATCACCCCTCTGGTGCTACTTGAGCAAGAACCAGCATCGTGGATAGCGCTAAGTAGATCACCAAAGTCTATTGCGTTACCCGTGGTAGCAATAGTGATGTATTGGATTACATTAGTTGCACTACTTCCTCCGCTAAAAATACCTCTTGTTGATGATGAGCAGCCTGAAACTCCTCTTTTAACTGAAAGCAGATCCCCAAAGTCTGTAGTATTACCTGTAGTTGCTATAGTTACATACTCAATAACATTAATTTCCCCGCCACTACCTTCTCCACCAGCAACTACACCCCTGGTTGTGGATGAGCAACCACATGCCTGTCGCAACGTTGCTGACATGTCACCAAAATCAAGCGCATTTCCTGTTGTAGCTATTGTTATGTAATTTATTACATTTATATTAGTACTACCAGTGTCTGTATACCCGCCAAAAAATAACCCGCGTGTAGAAGATGAACATGATGCTGGGCTTTGTACGCCAAATGTTAAATCACCAAAGTCAGTAGAGTTACCAGTTGATGCAATGGTTACGTAGTTAATAGTATTTGTACGTGATGCGCCGTTAGCAATTCCCCCACCAAATATACCCCTTGTTGAAGAGGCACAAGCACCAAAATAGTATGTTAGTGCTGATAAATCACCAAAGTCTGTTGTGTTACCCGTGGTAGTAATAGTAATGTATTGGATAGTGTTGACTATCGGGCCGCCTTGCGTCCCCCCTCCACCAAACAACCCGATGTTGCCTTGAAGAAAGCTTGTCCAATTACCAGCCCCAACAGCCTGCATCACAGCAGGTAGGGACCATACACCTGAAAAACTTGGCATTATTGAAGCCCTCCATGAGCACTAGAACAGGCGGCTAAGTCCCAAAGCGTAGTGGGTAAATCACCAATATCAATAGCATTGCCCGTAGAGGCAAAGGTTATATACTGTATCACATTAACTCCAGTTCCACTAGCGTTACCTCCAACAAAAAATCCTCTGGTGGTTGTAGATAAAGCCCCAACGTGTTGGACTTGATTTGTGAGTGAACCAAATGAGGTTGAGTTTCCTTCAGTAGCAATAGTTACATAACTTAATATATTACTGTAGCCACCATGTGCAAAAACACCTCTGGTAGAATTAGAACAAGCAGATCCACCTGCCGAAATGCTGGTTAATTCACCAAAAGCTGTACCTCCACCCGTAGTGGCAATCGTAAGATAGCCAATAACGTTTTTGCTTAAACCACCTTGAACGCCTCCACCATAAAGTGCTCTGGTTGGAGATGAGCAAGCGCCTTGGTTATTATACGTAGCTCCGTTGTACCAACTTCCAAATGAGGTTGAACTTCCCGTTGTAGCAATAGTTACATATGAAATGGTAGCAATTCCCCCGACATTTGTGTCCCATCCGCAGATAGAAAGACCGCGAGTTTCATTCCCCGTGCCGCCCATTTGCATTGTTAACCTACTCAAATTCCCGAAAAAGGTACCATTACCAGTTGTAGCGATGGTGACATATTCCATTGAACTATAAAACCCAGACCCATAGCCACCCATGGTGATGGCTCTTGTAGAAGACGCGACTCCAGCATTCTTTTCTCTTGGTGTAGTCATATTACCAAAATTGGCCACCGTTCCCGATGTATCTAACGTTATACGCCTGATAGCGCTGGTGTAGGAGCCGGTGTTATCAACACCACCCATTAATATACCGAATGGGGGAACAGCAGGGGTAACACTGTTACTCGCCGCACTAAAAGGACCTGTACCATAAGAGTTAATTGCCCACACAGCAAATGTGTAGGGCGTACCGTTAGTTAGTCCCGTGACGCTGATTGGCGAAGAAGCTGCAGACGCTTTGATCCCCTCGGGGGTTGATTGTACCCCGTACCCCGTAATAGCCGACCCACCTACATTAGAAGGTGCGGTAAACGGTACAGATGCAGTTGAATCGCCAGCTTCTGCCGTCCCAATGGTTGGAGCATCAGGATTTTTTAGCGGGTCATAAAATGTCGATATGAACCCTGAAGGGTATCGTTTTGACATAGGATTATATTAAGAAAGTTCTTCGTAAGAGATAAAAATCTCGAGATCACCAGTTGCGCTAGCAAATCCTTTTATACTTGTATTTTCTTCTAAGTAGAACGAAGTTGTTTTGTCTGTAACGATAAGAGAGGCATCAGCAGGAACAGAAATAGTACTTGCTATTCTATATGAGGTTCCGCTACCTGCGGCTGCTGTATTGTACTCAACGGTAACATCTGCTGCGGCAGAACCATCTATATTCGTTACAACAATGTTGTTAATTTTAAACACTTTACCACTACTAGCGCTGTTAGCGAGAATAACTGCGCTAGAAGCTCCTAATGCGGCTCCGAGAGATTTTGCAGTAATAGTAGCGACGTTGACAATGTTGGGTGCGGCCATTTAATTTTTCCTTAGAAATACAATTGTTTTTATTATTTATCCACCAAACACCATGGCCATTGCAATGGCTTTACCAGTCGTTGCAAAGGCGGGTGTTGCATTAGATGCACTGGTAATTCGACCGTCTGCTCCAACTACAATTACTGGAATTATACCAGTGCTACCATACGTTGAAGCTGCTACTCCGGATGGGGATAAGGAGATAGTTGTATTAGCGGCGCTGGTAATTTGCCCTTTGGCATTAACAGTAATTACCGGTACAATAGTAGCATTACCATACGTGGATGCTGCTACACCAGAGCTAGCATTTATTTCATTAACTGCAGATACCAGATTACTAATATTAGATGTTGTTAACCCTGTTAATACACCAATATTACTATTAGTTGTTGCTAAATTGGTAGTCAGTAGAGTAATTTGAGTGCCTTGAGTTGTATTGGCTGTAACCAACTCATTTACAGCAGATACAATATTACTAGTACTGGATGTAGTTAATCCAGACAATACACCAATATTACTATTAGTTGTTGCTAAATTAGTAGTCAGTAGGGTAATTTGAGTGTTTTGAGTTGCATTGGATTCAACTAACTCATTAATAGCGACTACCAAGTTACCCTGGGCTGTAGTAGTTAAATTAGACAAAACCCCTAATGTAACATTTATATTAGAAAAGTTATTATCCACCTCTAAATTAGTTAGAGGTGAACCCTTTGCAGACGAACCTGGACTGGTGATTGATCCAGCATCTCTTAGAATTATTGTTGCCATTTAATTACCTTACAGTGTTCTTTTGAATATTTATCATTTATTTATCTATTTTAGATTGACTGATTAAAATACGAAGCATGTCTTTGAGTTCACTCAGTTCTTGCTTCATATTAGACATTTCAGCCTGCAAGTTATCTGAAGCCTGCGCATTTCTTTGAGCAATTGTTCTCTGATTAATATAGTTTTGTCTTGCATTTTGATCAACAACCAAAATAGCTTTAGAATCAGGATCACGAAACAACGTTGGGTGATCTTTTACCTTTAATACCTGTCTATTTATCATACCAGCATAATCGCTCTTAGGTTCTTGCATTTCGGAATATCAGCTGTATCATCCGAAAGAAGTACGATCTTGAACACTATAGATGTGAATTGAGCGGTATCATCTATTTGTTTTTCTACTTCAAAGAACTCACCACTTAGTGAGGTAGGAATAACTAATCCAGTTAATTCAACGTATTCTTTTGTGCTCAGATCGGCTGCTTCTCCAACAAGCTTAGTTTTATAATAAATTTTTATATCTGAATTTTCAGGCTTAGATATATCTAATCTTATGTTGATTGAAGATGAAGGGTTAACCAAGTCAACTTGTCTTGTAATATACTTAGCAAGAGCAGATCCACCAGTTGCAGCTTCTTCTGCAATAAATGCTCTGCCATTGGTAACTGTAATAACGTTGGCTGCAGCTGCAGTTGTAATAGTACCTGCAACCAAGATATTAGCACCAGCATCTAAAACATTCAATACTCTAAACGTTCCGCTATTAGTCGTAGTATTAGAAACAGTAACTGTCGTACCTTTTACAATACCAGAAACATTGGCTTTATCAGCCGTTGACACTATACTTATGAACCCGGTGTTGGCTGAAGCATTTGTAAAGGAAATATTAGAATTTCTAGCAACCGTAACAATATCTGTTGAAAGATTTTCTGACGAATAAGAAGGATTATTAATAATATTTTTAATAAACACGGCAGATAACTGCTCCATATCTACAATTGGGGATAGATTAGGATTTTTATTGTTTAACGTTATTCGTAATGTCATGGGTCTTGCCCCTGACAGGTTGTTCGTAATGTTGGTTTCACTCGGCATAACAGCCGTTGTAGATAGCTCTGTTGCGCTTGATCCTGTAAGAGGAATAAATGCAGTTTGTGGTGTGTACCCTTTATCTACAACCTTGATACTTACATCTGAAATTGTACCTGCGAAGTCAAGAGATGAAATTGCAGGATAGACAGCATCAAATTGGAAGTCCCGCTCGGCTACTATTCCGTTTCCTCCAGCACGTACAATTGAGGTGGTATTAGAAGATGCAGGTAGTATAATTGTATATGAATTTGGTTTTACGTTAGATACTGAATATTGAACATTATTAATTGTTGCTACGTTAACTCCGTAAATATTACCCTTCCCACTTAAGGTTGCATTAGGTTCATCACCAAAAATATTAAACAGTTTAACTGTAGAACCATTTACAAACCCGTTATCAGTGTGATATACTTTTAATACCGAACTGTTAGGATAAAACTCCAGCGGATCTATACCGAGGCTGGTATATTGGTAATTATCATAATTTACCTCAAAGTCAATAGTGGCAGGAAGGGTACTTGTAAAGCTAGCATTGTACATTCTAAACTTAAGATCTTGGTTTTGATTAGCTTCCCAAGACGAGGCATTTTGAGATTTAAACAATACACCAACAAACGGTTGATCGTTAATTACTCTACCTGTACCAACATCTGTTTCTCCAATTTGAGAAATCCAAACTCTATAATTAATAGAGCTTGTTAAAAGAACTAAAGCATATTCACCTGGTTCAAGATAAACCAACCCATCAAAAGCTAAGTAAGTAGCAACAGAACCATCTTCAGAAATTACAATTTCATCTGGAGTAACAACTCTTCTGGAGAACGGTACCACGGTCTGAGATGGTGAACCATTAACAACAGTGCGCAACTCAACATACATCGGTGTACTTGTATCCTTTGAGTAGAAGAATATATCTACACCGGTTAATATAGTAGGGTTGCCAGATATAATGAAAGTTTGTGCTAGGGGATCTGCTGACCAGCAGGTTCTTGCAGTTGAAGAACCAGCAGGCGAAGCAGCAGCGATTATAGAGGTAGCCCGATTAGGGTTAATATTTACTTCTTGAACTATGGAGCGAATAGAAGCTCCACCCGGGGTGTCGAAATAATTACTCACGACCGGCCAGTAGGCGTTAGAATCGACTCCGGCAATACCGGGCATGGCGTCACCAGCTAACAAAGCAATAGCAATTTGATTAGCAGTGATTGTCGCTGATGTAAGTGGGTCAAAACCTTCGGCTACATACCCCGCCATAGAACCAATTGGATTTATATATTCACTGTTAGCTGCACCTGAATGAGTAATTGTATTAATAGCGTGCATCGCAAGATGGTAGGCAGTTCTATCTGCATCAGTCATGGCTGCAGAAACAGATGCAAATTGATTAATAGCATTAATCCCATCAAGCCCTGCACCATCAGAATCAATTAGATTAGCTAGAAGTGCTTTGCCTGCAGGTGACATAGTACTTACAGAATTAGAAATAGTTGTAAACTCGCCACTAGCCGCCCAGAAATCCGCTCCTCCCTGGTCTGGTAGTCTACCAAACGCCGCTCCATAAATCACATCAGCATACGTTAATGGGGGTCTTACAGCTTCCACAGGTGTTGAGGTAACAGAGAGAGTTGTGGAGCTTTCTGAGACTGTTGTTACAGTATTAGGAACACCATTAGTAGTAGTTGTTGTGTGGGTTGCGGTTTTGGTTGTTCTTATAACTGTTGTAATAAGATTAGAACCAACTGTTACGGTATTAGATGAATCTGTAGTCGTGACATCAGTAGTAACTGAAACCGTCACTGTAGGGCTAACTTGAACTACTGGATCAGTAGTAACTACAACTGTAACTACTGGTTCCACCGTAGCAGTATCAGCTCCTGTAGTTACAGTTGTAGTCGTTGGTGGCGGTTGAACATAAGAAGAAGCTCTTCGATCAAAAATTGATTCTGATGTTGTGTAACCATTTCTTGTAGAAATGATTTGATTCTGAAGAGTCTTTAATTGCCCAGATGTACTGAACTTAGCTTCCGCTGCTGTCTCACTATCATTACTGTTAGTTGGGGAATCAGTTAATCTAAAGAGCTTGTCCCCTGTTGGGAAGTTGAAGTGTGAGGCATCATAATTGAAGGTGCCGCTTACAACACCAGCTGCATCTGTAAAAATATTTCCTTTGTTAACAATATACCCGCCAAGTAAGGTATTAGCTTGAAATGCCGTATTACCAGATGCATATGTACCGGTTACAAAATCTGTAACTCTATAGTTCTCAAAGTAGGCTTGTACCCTGGTATTAGGTTTCATTCCTGTACCGGTAAACTTGATGCTAACATTACGCATCTTTGGAATAACCGTCTGACTCACTAATACATCGTTATTAGTTACAGTATCAATTGTCTCTTTAACTTCAAATGTGGTACCCTGTCTTTCGTCAACATACGCACCACCATAGAAATTAGTCTGCCATGAACCCCAGACCGTCCCATACTTACCCGTAGATTGAGCAGAAGTAACAAGTGTACTGTAGTTACCCTCTCTGTCAATTTGAATGTCAGGTAATTTTTCCGTATCAAAAAATACATCTGATGGGGGATCTAGTATAATAGAACCTATGTACGATACAACGCTGAATGGATTGATATTTTCAACCCTTGAGGCAGCATTACTCTCAACAAAAACACTACTTGTATATGGTAAAGTTGCAATGTTACCAGTTATAGCATAATTATTAGATGTTCTTTGAGCTGCTGTAGTAGAAATCTCTTTTAATCTAAAATTGGTTTGATTATAAGATGGTCTTAAAATACCCTGTTGGAAATCCATAGATATTTTATAATCAGAATCAAGAGGGTTACCAACTTTGTGCCCAGTGAAGTTATCTACAACAAAACCGTTTTTAAATCTATCGAACCCTAAACCATCCTTAATTTGATATAAGGATGTGTCGGTCTCTAGTAAAGACAACGTGGTATAGTACTCAAGGGTCTTAATTCTATTTTCAAGTTTACCAATATCTCTCATTGTGTACCGTCTATTATCAATAACGGTTACATCTATATCCTTAATAACATCAAATACGTATGGTTTTTGCGCGAGAACGAACATCGCCATAGTGTTTTGTGGGGTTGCAGGCTCTTGTGGCGTAAGGGAACTTACACCCTTTACCAATTGCATTGTACCTGAAGAATTTAAAACAATCTTATCAGTTCTTGGGAGGTAATAACTGTAATCTGTTAAGATATCAACATCTTGATCTAAGAATTCTGAAGGGCTTGTAAACGTTGTACCATTTGCATCAATTTTAGGTCTGAAATCTAAACAATCTCTTAAGTTATAAGTTTTAGAGCCAGCTGTAAATGTTGGAATATCTTTATAATCAATATCGTTGTATGAATCTACAGAGAAGAAATCACCACTAGAATGTGTAAAATGACTAAATGTTACACGAACTGGACCAGTTGGTGTTGGTTGCCCTGGAAGTAATCTTACACTTCCAAGATCATAATGTGAAGTTTTCTGACCGTTATCTAATGTATACCGAGATGTAATATCTACAGAATTAGAAGCGCTATAGGCGGTACCAAAAGCATTAGCCGACATTCTAACGTTAGATAAAGTATAAATGTCTGCCTGTGCTAGTGAAAGAACGGTAGCAGTAGCTGTAATATTACTTGTAAAATCTATAGTAGCACCGCTGACTAGAGTCTTTGTCTTTTTATCGGCTGCAGAATTAGTTTTGGCAATGGTAGAAATAATACGTACATCGTTTGAAGCGTACCCGCTACCTAATGTAAAGGTAACAGTTTTACCTGTTGGGGAACCGGATCTTGTAACATTACCAGTTAGGGGAAGATAGGCTCCATCTGTCTTATTGACTACCATATAGTTAGTTACAGAAAAAGGAGCAAACACCTCATCTGTTCCAGCAGTAATCGATACATTACCCCCACTCAATGTTCTATCGTATATGCGTTTAGTTTGATATGAAGTTTCAAGATTGGTAGGGTCTACCGTTTTAATTATAGAGTAAGGGAATTCAAACAAATATGTTGCATCATTCTCTGATGGGTTATTTGTAATTACAGATGTATGCTTAGATGCACTAATACCTGAAACGTTACCAATTAAGTTAGCAGTTGCAAAGGCAGAAATATCACTCACAACACTGCTAATGGCAGAAATATTACCATTGATAGTAATAAAGTCACCACTTCGAAGATCGGTATTAAATTTTGTACCAACCCCTGTAATAACATTACTTGCATTAGTTGTTGTAACGGTACCTGTAATAGTAACTAATGTAGGAACAACGTTAGCGGTTGAGTCAACAAAGCCGGCGTTATCATAATATATTTGTCTTACATCTTTATCAAAAGCATACCCTGTTGACATCTTTATGTCAAACAGGTAGGCGGTATAAATGGCAGTCATACCAGAACCTGATACATAAACAATTGAACTAATTCTGGCAGTACCTACCTTAGTACCAGCAGCTGATCCCGGAGTAGCTGTATAACTGTTATATAAGTCTACTTGACTTAACGTTATTAAATCAGGTACAGAATAAAGACCTGTAATAGTAATGTAGTTACCAATTAAAGTAGATACTGTACTGTTGTTAACTACAACGAAATCTCTTGCCTTAGGGGTAATAACATACATATTTTTTATGTTATCGATTTCATATCCTAGCACATACGCTTTACCAGGAGATATTACACTTGCAACTAGGTCTGCATTTCCACCTGCATTAGCAGTATATAAGCCATCTCTGATACTTGCAGAAGTAGTTCTTAGGTGTTCAATATTCTCTATACCGTAGGGTCTAACAGTATAATTACCAGACTCGTCAAATGTACGTCTTGCAAGTATATCTCCTAATACATTATAATCAGAAGCAGACTTCTGGTAGACCGTTACTCCGTTTTGAATTTTAGAAATTTCTACGTAGTTGTTATCAACGGTATCAGCTTCTGGTAAAGTTCTAGATTGAAGTGTTAAGTTAATAGAGTAACGATCAGCACCAGGTGCAAAGTAGTTATTTGAACCTGCAGCAGGGTCTAATAAATCTTCATCTTCATCAGAAGTAATAATACTTTCAGTAACTAAGAAGCCGACTGATTTTGATGGTGTGTCACTGTACTTGGACACGATGAGAGTCTCATCTCCAAAATATACAAAATGGTTCTTACAAAAAATAACACCCGCTGCAATTGAATACGCAACTCCTTTACCAGTAGCTGAAGTAGCAGCGGCTTGTAAGGTAGCAGTACTATTCACACCGTATGCAAAGCTTAATAGCTCACCGTCCGCAAAAACTGAAGTTGTTTTATCCGTACCCGATCCGGTATACTTTACATAGATAGTAGATGGATCACCACTTTCAGCTACAGCATAATTAACGATACTGGCCGTAACACCGGTAGTTTGACCTGTGACAGTACCACCTATTAAATCAATTATAATATCATCTGAATTTACACCGTTAAAGCTATCAGTGAGCTTTACATAGTTATAAAAGTTATCAAATATTTGCTGACCCGGTATTACTATTGCACCTTCTTTAAATACATTTTGACCGAATCTTGCAATTTGATTTTGTAAAGTCGTCTGTAATTGTGTTAGTTCACGGGCTTGTACTGCACGACCAGGTTTAAAAAGAATACGATAAAATTCTTTACTCTCACTAAAGTCATCGTAGTACGGATCGGTGTTAAAATTAATCGCCATCTCTTACCTATGTTATAATTTGAGTACTGTTCTAAGAGTAACTAATTGTTGTTCGCTGTAACTTACTGCTGTTCTATTATCTATAAACAACAAGTCACCGCTAAACTTATTTATATCAGGAGTTTTATTTATTACAGTTACTGTATAATTAAGATTGGAAGTTTCATCGGTTAAAACATCTCCTACTACTAAAGCATAATTATTTTTATCTTGAAGTAGCAATTGATTGGAGGTACTAACGATTTCTACAACTTCATAACTACGCTCGGCTCCTGTTATAGTAATAGTCAATATATCATCGCGAGCAAGGCCGGTAACTGTATCAGTAGTTACCAGGTAGCATGCGCTCCCGGTAACGTTAGCATATGCTTGATCACTCGTAAACTTATCAATATCTCTTATAATACCAAACTGTCTATAATCATTTTGCACTAATACTCCATGATTCTTCTCATTATTTATGGTAGATGTAAACATTAAAGTATCTGCAAATAATTCTTTTACAGGATCACTTCCATGTCCCCCGGTAGGTGAAATAATGGCTGATACATTAGCATTACCACCATTACCAGTTATAGTAACATTGGCAAACGTATACCCTACACCCGGTGATTGTACTGTGATATAACTAATAGTATTATTTGCAAGTACTACATTTCCTGCAAACCCCGATCCATCCCCTGTAACTACTACATTGGCATAGGAATAACCACTGCCAACATTTGCAATTCTAAAAGCATGAATACCACCATCAACTGCGGATAATTCTACTACTGTCTGCAAGGTATCTAGATCATCGGCAGAGAGATTAGGAAACGCGTTAGCTCCACTACCGGTAGCACTTGCAAAAGTTATTTCTAAATGAGTATACCCATTGCCGCGTTCTTCAATTATAACATCTTCAATCTGTCCAGCTGCATTAACAAATGGTGTTAAGACTGCTCCTGTACCATCACCTATTAAAGAAATTGTAGTATTTAAATTTGATGAATAATTAACGCCACCGTCTTCAATTAACACTCTTTCTAATTGTCCATTAACCAGTACAGGGGTAAGTACTGCACTGGTAGAAAAGTTTAGATTAGCTGTAGCATTAGAAGTGGGTTGACTGTTGCCTGTAGTTGCTATACTGATGGTAGTGTTTGACCTTGCGGCAGATGAATAACCATACCCTTTATTAGTTAAAGTAACACCTACAATTGAATTACTGGTGCCGCCATAAACAAGACTTGCAAATGCATTAGCTGTTGGCTGGGTATTACCAGTAGTTGCTATAGTTACGGTAGTATTACTTCTTACATTTGTAAAGTACCCAGCACCAGTACTGTAAATACTTACATTACTGATATTATTAAACTCACTGTGTCCTGAATACCCTGAATTGTTTATTCTTATATTTGCAGACTTATATTTTGCACCTGCATCATCTATTAATACCTTTATAAATTCACCTGAATTATTAAATACCGGTCTAATATTAGCTATTGAATTACCAGATCCTCCGGTAAATTCACCAAGTACAGATAATGAAACTAATGCGTTACCGGTGTATCCCGAGCCATTGCTATCAATAGTAATACTGCTTACTTCACCCTTAGAATAAAAAGCATTAGTTACCGCTCTTTGTACTGGTATAAAGGAAGCTGTAACGAATCTATTTTGAGCCGATAGGGGGATAGTATACATATACTTCCAAATATATCCATCAGCAGTAGACAGCGTAGTTACATCTCGCTCGGTAGGCTCAACAGTAGAAGCTGCTCCATTGTTATTAAATATACACTTATATACAGCAAATTTGCTGGTCAATACATAAAATTGAGCAGCCTTTAAACTGGTTGCTCCAGATTCTGCTGTATCCGTAGCACTGTAATTACCATCATACTGATCATAAACAGTACCTGTTTCCCAATCAATTCTAGGTATAACAAATGAAACGTCTCTTAAATTTATTCTCTTAATACTTAAAATACCATTTCGCGTATAGTCCTCATAACCCTTAGTTACCTCAGGTGTCTCGGGTGTAGAGGGTGACGCCCATTCTAAGATATTACCAATAAAATAGTAATAGTTAGCCCTACGAGACAAGAACTCATTATAAACCGACTCCACCAATGAGCGGTGAATGGTATCCTTTAAAAGAAAAGACATGTTATGCTACAGTAACGTTCCAGGTAATAACAATACTATCTCCAACCGCCTTATTTACTACACTGAAAGTTGTACGGCATAACATGTTACCCGAAGCGGCTGCGTTTAGAATAGCTGCCTCAGCGAGAGCACCGGTACCGGTACCAGCCGGGAACGTAGCAACATAAGTAAGAACATTAGATGCACGAGCAGTAGAGTCTAGTACAACTCTACCTAATTCCCCGCCTAATGCAGTTTGACCGGTAGCAGCAGCTGTAGAATCTGTTCCTACTGCCATATGACTGGGAATTGCAATAGTATTACCAACCAAGCGAGCGGCAATAATTTCTTTACCTACTGCTACTACCACATTTTCTATTTTTCGGTAATCTTTTTGAATACCATTTTGATCTAGAAGAATAACTTCAAGGTTACCCTTTAAACTTACTGATTCTGTAAACATATTTTTTCCTTAAAAAAGTTCTTTTTTATATTTATATTAATTGAACGCAAGCACTTCAGTACCTGCGTAGATTTCTGCAAAGTAAGTTGCGTTATCATAATCAAGTCTTAATCCACTGCCGGTATCAGTAGAAGTAGAACTACTTGTTAAATTACTAGAACTAACAAAACTCAACTCATCATTTCCAAGGTTTAAAAACCCTGTATAGTTGTACGGGTCTACATAATCACCATCAAAATATCTTGTAGGATCGCCTGGAGGGTGAGTTATAATTGGTCCAAAACTCTCTAAAACATCACTTAAATTATATCCACTTACATAACCAGTAACATCAGCTATGGTAACACTATCAGAGAAAGCTGCCAGATATTGTACTAAAGTAAGTGAGTCAGATATAGTAACAGTATCAGATATGGGTTTATATACATCTAATGATATGAAATTATCGGATATACTTGTAACATTTGCAAGTGGTTTTTGCAACAGATATAATTTACTATCAAGAGTGCTAAATACGCTGTTAAGTTGTGTAGATACGTTTTTAGCAGAAACTACTTCAACATTTGCACTTACACTTGCAATTGAAGTAAGAGCTCTATTTACAAATAAATTTGTGCCAGCTTGATGAACTAACTTTTTAACTAAATCATAAAAAACACTTATATCAAGTTCAGATTCAACCTGGTAGGCAAATGGTTGGTATAAATTTTTATCTTGTACACGTACATCAGGTTCGGATAAGAAGCCCTGAGTGGTAATATATTCCCCTGGAGATCTGGCTACAGCCCCTATAATAAACGTTAAGATAGCATCTGAAGGATTTGAAGTACCCCCAGTCGTTGTTGTTGCTGCTGAAGTAAGTGCCTGTGATGTAGTTGTAGAAGAAACTGATGCATTACCAGTATAGTTAAAGGGAGTAACATAATCTGAATCAAAATATCTAGATGCACTCGTAGCTGAATGTACCAGAGATACAGTAACACTTTCCTTGAATCCTCCAGTTAAAGTTTCAAAGTATTTAGTAGAGGTTGCTACCCCTAACGCATTGGATAAAGTAATAGTAAAATTACTACTATAATTATAACCAAAATTAATAAACTTTAAAGCTTGAATAGACCCATTAGCTCCAACCTTTGTAATTCTAACTAAGGTTTCTACACCTCCGGTGTTGAGATTAAATACTTCCCCTACTCTAAACCCTGTGCCCCCGAAACTAATTTCATAAGAGGTGGTAGTTGGCTTTATAGTACCTGTAAAAATAGTTCCTGTAGCGGTATTTACAACTACATCATCACCTACTTCAAAAGGTACATTAGATCTACTATTATAAAAAATTTCATATAAGTTTGAAGTAATACTTTTAACTCTTAATATTGCTGCAGAATATGCAATATTATTCTTGGAATAAGTTAAAAATCTATCTGTAATTCCTTCTATACTTCCGCTAGTCAGTAAAACTCGTATTGAAGACCGTTGGTTCCAGATACCATCTGATGGTCTTAGTACATAGTCATAAGGATGACTTGTAGTAGCAACAGTATCATATAAAACTTTAAATAAAGTTTCTATAGAAAGAGTACTACCCTTGGCTTTATACAATCCCTCTATTTTCTTTATTAAAAGAGATTTATTAACTTGAAGAGTTACGGGTAAGTCGCTTGCGTAATTAGCTAAGAAATAATTTACAAAACTAGAAGTGGTTTTATCTATATCACTGTACTGCCTTGCATTTTGTACTATTTCAAGAGCACCTTGATCCTGTTCCAGAAATTTATAATAATATTCTAAAAACGCAACAAAAGTTGTAAAGTCAGATCTGATAAACTCAGGTAGCTGACTGTTTACAAGCTCTGATATTTTTTCGTTAATTCTAGTAGTTGCCATATTAAACAGATGACGTTACATTTATGGTTGTACCGGCTACCAGGCCCCCGGTCTTATTAGTCGTAGTATCATCTAGTAATAATATTTCATTTCTTGAAACAGTCAAATTATAATTAGCTTCCTGTACACTCCCAGTAATTCTGATATCAGTTACTCCAGCAGGAATACCTGTTGGAGTTATACCAGTTAAAGCAATAACACCGGTGCCATAGTCGACTGTTCCGACATTAGAAGTTACAATAGCATTATTAATAATGTTAACAAGTCTTAGTACCCCTAAGCCAGTATCGCTCGGAGGGGTGTCGTTTGGAAGATCTGTAATTTTTACCAGCGTTGTAACTCCACTAACAGAGATAAAAAAGAAGCTTGAAAGTATAGACCCGGGCTTTAGTGGGTTTCTAAACTTTACAGCTGTATCTCCAGTAAATAAGTTAGAAGTATTTAAGACCGGTATAATTCTACGTTGCAACTTTAGAGTAAGTAAAGCACTGGTAATAGAACTGCTGGTACTAAGAATATCTTTTATTAAAGCCGAATGAGTATAATTTTTATTAAATTTTTGTACGTTATTAGTAAAGAAGTTAGTTATAGTAGTGTCAACTTGTGCTCTTATTTGTTCCGAAGATAAGGTAGTAATTGAAGAATTATATTTTATAGCAGCAGTAAGATTAACAAAAAAGAGTACAGGATCAACAAAGACCGGGGTAACAGTAATACCTTGTTTGGACTTAAGAATATTATTAGCAATAGACTCTTTTGTTGCATCAGAAATGGTAAAGCTTGAGTACGGTTTAAGAGAAATTATTACTCTGCCATAATAAGGAGGATCATTATCCTCCCCGCCCCATACAGATACAGACTCTGCGCCCGCATAATTAGCCAGAATCAAAGCTTCATAATCAGTAGCTGTTACCGCTCTATTTTTAGATGCGTTAATTCTAGGTGCATTAAATTTAATCGATGTAATACTTTCAGCATCTGCTCCACCGGTTGAATTACTGTTAACAGTAATAGCAATACTGCTCGAACCACCTATTGTAGTACCGGCTGTAAAAGATTGAGAAACAGTACTTGATACATTAACAGCTGAACCGGTAGCTACCATATACCGAACTGTAATAATATTACCGGATGACAGACTCTCACCTATAACCCCATCCCCAAAATATATTTGATAATTACCTTGAGGGTTTTGTTCTAGAAAATATACTTTAGAAGTATCATCCAGACCCGTAATATCAGTAGATAGAGTATATGTAGTAGTAGTGGTATCCGAGGATGATGTCTGCACACTTACCAATATTGTAGTAGTATCAACAGCCGAATTTGGTATCTCATACTTACTGTTAGGTGTTGTATCTGTTACAACATAGCTATAGCTTAACAGAGTACCCTCAGTAACATTAACATCTGAAAATGTATAAATTGTACCAACTCTTAAAGCTGTTTTTGCTTCAGTAGTTAAGAATGTATATGAAACCCCATCAACCGTAGATGTGAAGGGGGTATATCGATCCATCGTAAGGGATGCTGGAAGGTTCGATGGGCTAGTCACAACAATATCTAAATTTGCAACTGAGCCTCTTGTTGATACAGGTGTATAACCTAGGTGCTTAGCAATAGACACTGCAGATGATCTCTTTACTGCCGAGTCTAAGAACATTTCATTAACTACCATATTTGCCAGGTAGGCATTATAGTGGGTATTGTATGCAAGTACGTCAAGTAGTGTGGAAAGACCTGAGCCCTCAAAATCATAGTCTGTAAATTCAGACTGAGCTTTCAAGAATGTTTTTAAGTTGGTCTTGATCTGATCAAAATCGAGTTCGGCTATTCTTAGATTAGACATTATCTTATTCTTGTTAGTAGTGTTGTTAAAGTAATAGGTCTATCAGAGTTATTAAGTCTAAAAATTATGTCACACACAACTTCATTATCATCTGCTTTTTCACGCAATTTAACTTCCAATACCGTTACTCTTGGCTCAAACTTATCAATTGTATCAAGTATAGTCTTCTTCATAACCTGCACAGTCACAGGGTTAAAATTTTCAAATAAAAGACCGTGAATTTGGCATCCAATCTCAGGATGGAAGGGACGCTCGTAATGTCTCGTAGAGATTAAACTTCTAAGAGATTGCTTAACAGCTTCCTCATCATTCTTTCTTGTAACATCACCGGTTACGGGATGAGATGAGAAGAGAAGATTAAAATCTGTATATTGTCTGGTATTTCTGGTGGCCATGTTTATATTTATGGTGGCGTTAGCTGGCAAATACCGTAGTTGAGCCCTGAGTTATCACATTATTCCCCATGGTATCTCCAATTCGTCCTACACCCTTACCGTCTACAAAAACTTGACTTGATCCAGAATCCAGACTTGAATCATCATTA